TTATACAAAAGTACATATATGCAATAGAGGTATAGTGTATAGCGAGTTTGTAAAAAAGTAGTTAATTAATGAATTATGCCTAATTACCTGAAGCCAAAACACAGGAAGCAGAGGATCACAGAGACCAATCCACTCTACGCATCCAAGCGATGGCGCAAATACCGAGAGGCCATCCTGATGAGGAGAGGGCCGAGGTGTGAGGTGTGTGGTCATGTGCCACTGTTTGAACGTGAGATTCATGTGGACCACATCAAGCCAATCGCAGACGGTGGTGAGATCTATGATGAGACCAACCTACAACTCTTGTGCATTCAATGTCACGGCAAGAAGACTGCACAGGAACGGGGATGGGGTCGCATCTTGAAACCAGAGCAAGGGAATTCCACTGCCGCCTCTTCATTTTTCGGGGGGAGGGACCAAGACCCCCCAAACGTAATCTTTTAAAGCCATGAACGAAGAACTACAACGCTGGGAGCGTATTAAGCTGGAGTGCGAACGCTCGATTGATCAACACGGAGCAATCCTGGAAGCGGTGACCGACCGAGGGAAGCCAGTGCTCAGGAAAAACCCAGCCATCGAAACACTCCAGAAGGCAGAAGCCCAGATCGAAAAACTCAAAAAGACCTTGGCTGATGGACTCGACCTGGACTGAGAACATCATCGAGAGGTACTGCGTACTGACTGAAGATGAGCACGCGGGCAAGCCCGTCAAGCTCCTTGACTGGCAGAGGCACCTGATCCGTGAGGGCGAAGGTAAGCGCATGATCTGGCTCGAAATCCCAAGGAAGAACGGGAAGAGTGCCTTCATCGCAATGCTCGCAGTGGCTCACATGCTGGAGGGCTTCAAGAACAACTCCAACCCCCAGGTGATCCTGGCAGCTGCAACTCGTGAGCAAGCGGGAATCCTGTTCGGGTATGTGCGGAACATGATCCTCCTGAACCCACAACTCCAGAAGGTACTCGAACCCTTCCGCAAGGAAATCCGACTCAAGGGCAGACCGGGCTACCTCAAGACCATCACCTCGGACGGAGGCAGCAACCACGGACTAAACCCGAGCCTGATCCTGGCGGATGAGATCCACTCCTGGAACGAGGTCAAGGGACCAGAACTCTGGGAGGCGCTTCGGACATCAATGGCGGCGCGGCCGTCCAAGTTCGTGGCGATCACTACGGCTGGCAGTGCTTACTCATTTGCCCACAAGTGGCACGAGTACGCTGAGCGAGTGGCGGAGCAGCCTGAGATTGACCCGAGCTGGCTGACCATCATCTACGGAGCCAAGGATGAAGAGGATCCGCACGATCCGAAGGTATGGGCCAAGGCCAACCCGTCGCTGGGTGTGACTGTATCGCTCAAGTACTTGGAAGAGCTCAGCAACACGGCCAAACATGATGAGCCGACGCTCCTGTCACTTCGCAAGCTGCACCTCAACCAGTGGGCGGGCAGTGCCCAACCATACATTGAGCTCAGCAAATGGCTGAAATGCGAGAGTAAAAAGCCGAAAAACCTCGACAAATGGCGGTGTTTTCTTGGCGTTGACTTGGCTGCGGTCAACGACTTCACGGCCTATGCGGTGGTCTACTTCAACGGGGAGGAGTTCTACTCCGTTCAGAACTACCAGATCACGGAGCACGCCATGACCAAACGGCGCCAGAAGTACCCAAACCTGGTGAAGAACTGGATCAAGAACGGGCAACTCGAAGTGGTCAAGGGCGAGGTGACTACAACGGAGCACCGGATCGCAGCAATCGAGAAGATCATGGATGAGCACCCAATCGAGGGCATTTTCTTTGATCCCTGGAACGCGGCTGAGACTGTGGAGAAGCTACGCACGAAATACGGCAAAGCCTTCTGTTGGGAGGTGCGCCAGAGCGCACTGATGGTGAACGAACCGATGAAGCTCCTCTTCCGCATGGTTCAGACGCGAAAATTCATGCACGACGGCAACCCGATCACCGCCTGGATGATCGCCAACACAAGCCTCCACATCGACAAGAACGACAACTGGACCTTCCAAAAAGACAAGGCTCCGGATCGTATCGACGGCACCGCGGCACTCATCACGGCCTTAGCGGGTTACGTTCACAACGCAAATACAGGAATTTCGACGTATGAGGAGATGGACATAATTTTTGTGTAACTTTGCAAGAGATGGCATGGTATGACCGTATTGTCCGCTCAGTTAGCGGCGTAATTAACCCGAAGCCCTGGCTCCTGAGCCTCTTCGGTGGCACTGGCACTTTGGCGGGTGAGAACGTGAGCAGCACCAACGCCCCGAAGGTGTCGGCGGTGTTCTCATGTGTGAACCTGATCGGGAACACAATCGCCTCACTTCCGTGGCATCTGTACCGCGAAACCGACCAGGGCATGATCCTCCAGTACGGCATCCTCAACGACCTGGTGAGCCGCCGTCCAAACGAATCATACAACTCTTATGACTTCCGCAAAGCCTTCATGGGTCAGCTACTCCTCCGCGGAAATGCCTACATACTTCCAATGCGCAACGGCGCCAACCTTAGCGGTTTGGAGCTCGTTGACACCGACCTGGTACAAATTGATACCACCGGAGGCACACTGAAGTACAAGGTCTACCTCACCACGGGTGTGACCATGAACCTGGATCCTGACCAGATCATCCACCTCAAATACTGGACGCTCGACGGAATCAACGGAGTGAGCCCAATCGTGTACGCGAAGGAGATCATCGGTACCTCGATGGCTGCAACTGCACACATGGGCGGCTTCTACGGAAACGGTGGCATGCCCAAGGGAGTTCTCCAACTCCAGGGAACTATCAAGGATCCGGATCGCATCAAGGCCATCGGATCACAGTGGGACCAGCTCAACAAAGAGAACAAAGGACGCACGGCAGTCTTGACCGAGGGCGCGGAGTACAAGCCCGTCGCCGCCAACTTCCAGGAGAGCCAACTCATCGAGAGCTTGAAGTTCTCGGTCGAGGAGATCTGCCGTCTTTACTCTGTGCCTCCGCACAAGATCGGCCACATGGAGGGCGCCGGCTATGCCAATAGCATCGAAGCCCAGAACGCACAGTTCGTGAGCGACTGCATCCGTCCCCTGGTGGAGATGATCGAGCTCGAATTCACGAACAAGCTCCTGAACGGCAACCGCCGTTTCGTTATGGACATGAAGGCAATCATGCGAGGTGACATCCAAACGGAGGTCCAGCGCAATGTGTCATACTGGAACATCGGCGCGATGAGCGCCAACGAAATACGCCGCATGGAAGGCTTGCCGCCGATCCCTGGAGGCGATGAGTACAACAAGCCCCTTCACATGGGCTCAAATCAAGATCAACAAAATGGAGAAGGAGATTCGCAGTCAAGCGATACCTCAGACGGAGGGCAAAGCTGAAGGCTACGCCGCAAACTTCCGCGAGTACGACATGGGCGCCTTCATTGAGCGCATCGAGCCGACTGCATTTCGCAGCCTGGAGAATTACGACATCCACGCGTTGTACAATCACGACTATGATAAGGTGCTGGCCCGAAGCAAATTTGGCAAAGGTTCATTGCGTTTAGGTGTTGACGCGGAGGGCCTTCACTTTTCATTTGACTTCCCTGACACCGCCACAGGCAACGAGGTCCGCACTCTCGTTGGCCGCGGTGATGTAGATCAAGCCTCCTGGGCGTTCACTGTTAAGAAGGAACGCTGGGAAAACGTACGCTCCGAAAAGCCGCTTCGAGTGATCGAAGAGGTGGGCGAGATCTATGATATTTCCCTCACGCCGCGAGGAGCCAACCCCACCACAAGCGTCGCACTGCGATCGCTGGAAGAGGCTCGCACGGCTGAACTCCCCGAAGAATTAACTCAAACCCCTTCAGAAGTGGAAAACCACGAAGAAAATCAAGAAGTACGCGCCGAGCGTTTTGTCGACGCTTCTGCCGTACAGGGCAAGCTCTCAAAGAGCGAAGCTCGTGACCTTGCCAAGTTCAACTTGGTGAAGGCTATCAACGAAGCACGCAGCGGTAAGCTGACGGGCATCGAAGCTGAAATCAACCAGGAAGGCCTCAACGAGAAGCGCAAGCTCGGAGTTGACGCTCGCGACATGCACGCCGTTAACCTTCCCGAAATGCTTTTCCGTACTCAGTCTGTGACTGGCGGAACGGGCGGCAACCTCGGCGGTGACCTCGTGTTCACGGAGCCAGGACGCTACATCGACTTCTTGTACCCCAACACTCCGACCTTGAGCCTGTGCTCAGTTGCTGAGAACTTGGTAGGCAACGTCGAGTTCCCAAAGCAGACCAGCAGCTACTCGCTCAACTGGCAGACCGAGACCGGAACTGACTCAGCTCAGGACATCAACTTCGACAAGGTAACCATGAGCCCAAAGCGCGCCGTGATCACCGCTTCAATGTCGAACCAACTCCTCCGCCAAGAGTACTCTCGCGGCATCGAGCAGCGCATCATCCAGCAGCTCAACCTGTCGTTCAACAAAGGTCTGGAGAACGCCGTCCTCAACGGAACTGGCTCTTCAAACCAGCCTTCAGGTATCTACACTGAGCTTGCCGCTCAAGCCTTGACGCTTGGCGCCATCAGCTTCGATGACCTGGTTGACATGGAAGCAGCTCTCGCAGCCAACGACGCCCTCGACGGCCGCCTGGCTTACGTTACGCACCCGAACGTGGTTGCTAAGCTGAAGAAGACCAAGGTCGACGCTGGTTCAGGTCGCTTCCTGGTTGAGGGTATGCTTGACCCCGTCAAGACTGCCAACGGCTACAACATCTACTCAACGACCGTATCGAAGAAGACCACGGGCACGCCTGACACTTACGGCATCCTGTTCGGTAACTTCTCAGACGTTCAGATCGGCTTCTGGGGTGGCGCAACCTTGATGGTTGACCCATACTCTCAGATGAAGTCTTCAATCGTTGAGGTTTACGTTGAGCGCTTCATGGACGTTGCCGTTCTGCGCAACGCTTCATTCGCACTTGCTACGGACGTAACGATCTAAACTGAGATGGTAGTCACGAGCGCATACACTCCGATCTCTGTCAACCTGACGGAGCTCAAATCCTTCTGCCGTGTGGACGGGAGCGCAGATGATGCGCTTCTGACCATGCTATACCAGGCAGCGGTCGAGGAGTTCAATGCGTACACGGGCTATATCTTAGGTACTGCAACTGTCACCGCGGACACTGTGGGGGTGGAGGTTTACCCTCTCCCCTACGGTCCAGCGGGTGTCATCACTTCGGTGACGGCATACGATGAAGAAGGCAACGCCACCGTGTTGGCCTTATACGATGACTACCAACGGATCAACGAGCAGCTCATCTTCAATGAAGTAGCGGATCGCCTCGTGATCGTTTACTCAGCGGGAACAACCGCACCCTCGAAGGACATCATCCTCGCCCTTTACCAGCGCGTTAAGTTCGCCTACGATTACGGCGATGACTTGCCATACAACGGCACGCGCTTCTTTGACCGCTTAGCGTTCCGCTACCGCCAGAACTTCTCCTAATGCTGGACCTCAGAGTCACCCTGTACCAGCCCACCACTACGGTGAACGCTTCAGGACAGGCCACCAAAGGGTGGACCAGTGCTGGCACCTATTATGCCGAGCGCGTCGTGAGCGAATCCTCGGGAACCGAATCCATGCCGTATGATCAGATGGTGAGCTCATCCATCTACCTCTGGCGTCTGCGCTACCCCAACTCGGTGAAGCCGAACTGGAAGCTCGAATACAACTCCGAGGACTACGACATCTTGAGCGTTGTGCCCGAAGGTCGGCGCCGCTTCATCATCGTGAAGGCAAGGCTCCGCGACAATGGCACGAGGTAAAACCGTCTACATCAAAAGCGAGAGCGGGAAGGTCGAGAGCTTCGACCAGTTCCGCAACAAGCTCCGCAATCTGGCAACGCCGGAAAAAATGCGTTTTAAGGAGCTTAGAAGCCTTCTGATGAAGGAAGCCCAGCCCTTGGTCACAAAAGCCCGGCAAATCGCTTATGAGGGCTCCAAAGAGCAAGCCAAAGCGGGTCAGAAGAAACGCTCAAAGATGGGGGCGTCTTTTTACAACCTATACTCCAGCATCAGGGCATACCCAAACCGCGGCGATCGCAAGGTCTACGTCGTGGTAGGTCTGCGCGGATCCTACAAATCGGGGGCATATTACGCGCCATGGCAACTCTTTGGAGGTACCCAGAAAAACTTCCAAGCCAAGGAATTCTTCGACAAAGCGGTGAACGCCACAGATGTACCCGCAAAAGCACAGAAAAGAATTGCTAAATTTGTAGCAAAGAGAATCAAAGAGAACCTCCGATGAATTACCTCCAGTATGTGTACGAAGCAGTGAACGCGGCCTCCTCTGTGCCCGTGTACTCGTATGCTGCGCCTCAGGGCGTTGCGGAGGACTTCATTGTGTTCACGCTCAACGGCATCGACGTCACAGAGACCAAGGATGAGTACAAGGCCGAGCGTTTGAACGTGACTCTCTTCTTGCACTTTGCAGACAGTGATCTGGCCCAGGCAGAACTCACAGAGATCCGCCACCATCTCCAGCACTACCCGCGCGTCATCCCTTTGTACCGCCAGGAGGTCATTGAGGACTCTGGAAGCATTGAGGGCGAGGACTGCGCCGCTGCAACTCTGGGCGTCGCCGCAGAGGTGACCTTTACCCAGGCATACATGGAGACCGCTCAGATCTTCTACAACGAACAGGATGAGAGCCTGATTCTCTCAGCTGACTTCACTTTTTTAATCAATTACTGACATGGCAACAATCTCAGGAGGCGAAGTTCGCCTTTTTCTATCGGCTGACGGTGGCACCACCTACAAAGCCTTCGCATCAGAGACCGAGTGCTCTTTTGAAATGAACGCAGAAACCCGCGAAACGACCTCGAAGGACGCCGCGGTATTCCGCACCTATGTAACCAGCGCCAAAAACTGGAGCATCAGCGGCACGACCATCATGGATGATGACAATGCCTCTCTCTGGAACGTGGATGAGCTCTACGCAAAGGTGGGCGACTTGGTGAAGCTCCGCATCACCCAGGTGGCCGCCGGAACGGTTACTCCCGTAGCTGGTGAGACCAAGATCGAAGGTGACGCCATCCTCACCCAGTTGAGTGTGACCGCTGCCGACAAGGACAACGGATCAGTGAGCTTCAGCCTGAACGGCACCGGAGCTTGGACGGTAGGCACCAACTAAGTCGTGAGCGACATGGGAAAAAAGTTCACGCTCGGAGCAGCCCTCCTTTTCGAGGAGACGGCTGGCAAATCGCTCGCATCACTCAAGGAGTACGGCTTGGCTGACCTTATGGCCATGCTCTACGCTCAAGAGTTTTGGGACGTACAGGATCGCCCATCTTTTGATGAATTCAAAATGATGGCGGGAGCCTGGGACTTGTCCGAACTATCCGAGAGGCTTAATGCCCCTTTTTCCCCGCGGGCGGCCCAGTAGACGTACTGGGTCAGCTCGTAGGGCGGCTGGGGCTATCCAAAGCGGATGCCCTAAGCCTGACAAAGGATGAAATCGACGCGGTGCTCAAGCACGGGCTCGAGAAGGAAAAGGATGAGTGGAGGAGATCCAGATGGCTGGCCGCAGTCATCGTGAACATCTCAGGCAAATCCACCAAAAAGGTGGTGAGTGAGCAAGACCTTCTTCGGTTTGAAGAAGAGCAAAAAGTGAGCAGCCTTCGGGCTCTTTTATCAAGTTATGGCAGACACGACCGCTAATGTTATTTTAGGACTCGATGTGAACGAGTTCCGCCGTGGGATCACCCAGGTGGACAATTCCATCAAGAACATGAGCCGACAGTTCTCCGCCCTGGGCGGTGTGATCGGTGCTGCATTTGCGGGAAGTAAGATCCAGGAGTTTGCCATGGAGGCCATCAACTTGGCTGCTGAAGCAGAGAACGTCACCAAAGCGTTCAGCAATGTGGCGGCGGCTGGGGACATGATGAAACTCCAGCAAGCTACCGACGGCGAAATTAGCAAGCTCCAGCTCATGGAGCGCGCAGTCAAGGCCGTAGGCCAGGGCGTTGGTATCGAGCAACTGTCCAAGCAGCTTGAGTACGCCAACGCGGTGAGCGACGCCACGGGCATGGCCTTCGAGGAAATCGCAGACAAACTCCAGAGCGCCTTCGCCAAAGAATCCACCAAAGGACTCGAACAGGTGGGCATCAACGTCAAAGCGATGAAGGAGGACTTGGCGGCTGGTGTGCCATACGCTGAAGCCTTCAACAAAGCCATGGCGGCAACGGTGGACAAGATCGGTCCTGGGCTCGAGAGCGCAGCCGATCAACTCGACCGCCAAAAGGCCACCATCGAGGATCTGAAGCTGCAAATCGGCACGGCACTCCTCCCGGTGTACTCTGGGTTCCTGGGCTTCCTGTCCGAAGGACTTGGCGCGATCCAGAAGCTCCTCAGCTCACATCTGAGCATGTGGCAAAAGCTGGCCTACGTTGCGAGCTATGCCCAGGGCGCAGAGGGCGCAGCGACCCGCATTTACCTCAAGGGTCTGGAAGCCGCAAACGCGGCAATTCAGGAGACTGCAATCGCCGCTCCCAAACTTGGCGAGGCTCTTGTGGTGAGCGCAGAGAACTCTGGCGAGGCCATCAAGAAAACAAACAAACAGGCAGAGACCTTCCGCGACACGTTGAGCAGCATGCTCTCGCTCGCGCAGCAATTCGCAGAGCAAGACTTCAACTTTGTAGCCAAGGGCGAAGTGCTCCAGCAATTCCAGCCCATCGACATCGAAGAGGTTGACATGATGGAAGGTGAGCTCGTTCCACTGATCGAGCGCATCAACGAGACAGGCAACTCCCTCCGCGCAGCTTCGGCCGTTGGGGCAGAGTTCGGCGCGATCCTGAGCCAGGCCTTTGAGGCGTCCATCATAAACGGCGAGAACTTCTTTGAGGTGCTCCGCAAGGCACTGATCGACTATGTGAAGCAGATGGCCGTTGCACTTGCCACCACCACCGCGCTCGCGGCAGTTTTCTCGGCAGTAACTGGAGGCGGTTTTGGCGCAGCCTTCGGGGCCATCAGCCAGGGCACCGGACTCGGCAACCTCTTCGGCGAGAACGGAGTTCTAAACCTGAACGCAACCATCAAAGGATTCGACCTTGAGGCCACCAACGGACGTGTGGGTCGAGTATTAAAATCCACGCGCTGATGGCAAAGCAACGCTTCGCATGGTCCGAATCACAGGGCTACACGATCAAGATATTTGCTGACACCGATCAGATCAGCTACAACCCCTTTGAATTTGAGACGGCTGACTGGTCCGTCACATACGACGCTCAGGACGCCTACATCCCAGGCATAGTTCCGAGTCGATTCCAGATCAGCGCAGTTCTGAGCACCTTCCCCTTTGCTCCGGCTCTTGAGCAAGTGGCCAGAGACGCGGACGGTATTTTCTACATGGAGCTCTGGAAGGGCTTGTCCAAAGAGTGGGCGGGAACAATTACTCCAAGCGCTTGTACCATTGAGGTCATCAACGGAGCGAGGTATATGACCATCATTGCGGCAGACGGCTTCTACAAGCTCGATCTCAGCTCTTCGATGTACACCTTCTCAGGTGACAAGCGCCTCATTGTGCAACTTGGCGATATTTTCACGCGCTTGAACTTGCACCGATTCTTTGATGGCATTGCGGTGAGTGAGACTACCCGCCAAGGACTTGAGACCTTCCCGTACCAATACGACGGCCTGTATAACACGCTCTCAAGGCATGCGCTCTTTTACTATGATGAGAACAAAGAGTACAGAAGCTACCGCGAAGTGATCAATGACATTTGTGTCTGTTTTGGGTTGAGGATGTACCAGGATCGCGGCTTCATCGTATTTCAAGACTTTACCCGCGTAAACGAATCCGCGTACTCATTTTACACGATGAGCGGCACATACCAGACTCGGAGGTCATTTAGCAGCGTTCAAACGCTTCCAGTCATATCTGGAGGCACAAAAATGTATCTGCCAGCCATCAAGCAACTCGACATTGTACACGAGTTTGGCAGCACGCAGTTTGCATACCAGGACACACTCCGCCTGGTTCAACACACCGTCATAACTGGTACGAGTTCGAATCCGATCTACACAACCGCGCAAGGCATACCGCTCGGAAGTTATGTCGGGGACGGGACCACCCACTTCGACTTCTTCAACACCACGATGAGGACTCGGGCGAGTTATGATCTAAACTACAATAGCCACTACACAATCGAGTTCCGTTTGTGGGTTGTTTACGGCACCCAGAGCACGGATTCGAGCACCTGGGGCACGAATTTGTACATGGCCTTCCAAGAGAGCGGCAGTATCACTGCTGGAGGTGTCCCTGGTGTCATCAACGTGGAGCACAACCTGAACAACTACCACTTGCCCGCAACTCCGGCGCTTGGAAGGGATCAGGTCTGGCTATATCTTGAGGTAGTGCAAACCGACGGCGACGCGCTCAGTTTGTCGGCTCCGACCATGAAGTATGACATCCGGCTTCACGGCACGGGGCAAAATCAAACCACATACCGCGCAGACAATACCGCCAGGCTCCTGGGAGAGAAGCTGGAGTTCAGGACTCGGCTCGGTGACATCACCGCCGGGACGCCATCAACTCAAGCGCTTTTATACCCAGCCGGGAACAATATTGATGACTGGATTGAGTACCGTTTTGACGGCGGTCAATCGGTGAGCACCTTCAACGCGCTGCTTCAGATCACCGCTCAACGCTTAAACATGCAGCGGGGCCAACCACAGGAGTACTATGAGATCGACATGCACGGCACCACACGCTTCACGCATTTCGGCTATTGGGGAACGAGTTACTATGTGCCCATATCTTTGACGTACAACTGGGACAGTTGCCGAGCGACGTATGCTCAATTCTTTAGCTTCGAGCTCGTACCGAGCGATCTCTTGGTCAAACGCCCAACTTTTGAACTGGAGTCCTGATGCAGCAAACCAACTATTTACCCCCAAACCTCGCTTACTACGCCTACGTCTACGGTGACGGCGGTGTCGTGGAGTTAAATACCTGTTTTTCATGAACACCGCTGAATTTATTTCTATCTTTACGGGAGGAAACTACGCCGCCCCTATCTGGGACACATACGAGGCTTATGTCCTCGCTGACTCTGGATCTGTGGAGGCTCGTGACTGTACCATTAACGCTATTGCGAATCTGCTATGAGTGCATTTTATGATCAGGCTTCTCTCGTTGTGGTCCCCAGCGGCTACAAAAGCGGGAAAATCTACGCCCAAAAGCCCCTCACTACCGACGGGCAGCTAACCTTTACCCGCGCGAGTACGGCTACCCGCGTTAACGCAAGCGGAGCGCTGGAAACGGTAGCGAGCGGAGTACCGCGTTTGGACTACACAAATAGCAGCTGCCCGAAAATTCTCCTGGAACCGCAGCGGTCAAATTTGCTTTTGTATAGCCAAGGGTTTGACGATTCTGCATGGGATAAAGCGGACGTTACAGTAACGGCAAACACCACGGTAAGCCCCGACGGCACCCAAAATGCTGACACGATAAATGCTACCGCAGAAGGTCAACGTATTAACCAATCTATTACGGTATCTGCTTCAACTGTTTATACTTTTAGCTTTTACGCTAAAAAAGGCACAATGGTTACGCCAAGATATTCGGTTTACGATTTGTCAAATGGTGCTTTTATTTTAACGCAAGTCAACTATTCATCTTTGATAAATAGCAGCACTTGGACACGAATTACTGCGACATTTACTACTCCTTCTGGTTGTACGAGTATTGGCATTTACCCAGTAAACGGAGCGACTACTGGTACTATTTTCATTTGGGGCGCTATGCTTGAAGCCGGAGCCTACGCCACCAGCTACATTCCCACCACCACCGCAGCGGTAACCCGTTTGAAGGACTTTGCCAAAAAGGAAAACATTGGCGGTACTTTGCCCACGGCTTACCCGTTTACCCTTTATTCCGAGAGCGACTTTTACCTGGGAACGGATGACTTTGGCTTGTCAATGATTGACATTGGCACTACCAATACTTATTACACATTTGGTACCTATTCAAACAAATACATAGGTGTAGCACGAAGTTCAGCGGGTGAAATTGTGGCTACGTCAACCGCGAACTACACGCCTGGCTTAAACAAAATAGCCGTAGTTTTTACCTCAAGCAGTATTAAGGTATTTGCGAACGGAGGTTTAGTGGCTTCTGCTACAAACACCATTTCGTTTTCGGCTGGAGTAAATGACATTATTGTAGGCACGCTTCGTGAAGCTGCCGACATTAATACACGCAATTCGCTTAAGCAAGCCCTTGTTTTTAAATCAGCACTAACGGACGCGCAATGCGTCGAACTTACCACGCTATGACCTGGAAGAAGTACGAAATGAGTGCCGCCAAGTGGGCGGAACTGCGCGCAAAGATTGAAACCACCGGCACCGACCCGGAAGGGGAAACCTACGCAACGTGGGACCCCGCCAAAGTGGTGGCCGTGGTGGAGCTTGGCAAACTGTGCAAAGCCTGGGGCACCGATGAAGAAGGTAAGCCCGTTTGCACGGACCAAAGCACCAAGGAGAGCATTGACATCCTGTGGGTGGATGCTCCTGTGAGTGGATTCGCAACCTACGCCGTGAACGTGGCTCCAGGAACGGAGGCCCATCAGTTCGCGGGCATGAACTGGGAGTGATGACAAACGACCACCTCGCCGGAGCCTGGACGCTGAACGTGATCAGCGCGCTCGCAGCTCAGATCATGCCAATCGTGGGCGTCATTTCGTTCTGCCTGACCATAGGCTACACCATCTACCAGTGGCGCAAGGATGCTAAAAAGAATACTCCAGAATCCTAAGACCAGCCTCCTGGCTGCGATTCTGTTCATGTGTGCCTTCATCCTGGTGTGGTTTGACAAGGCTACATTGACCGAAGCTGGTGTATTTTTGCCAGCTATAATCGGACTACTATGGGCAAAAGACTGACCACCAACTTCACACTCGATGAGCTCACTCGAACTCGCTTTTCTGTGGATAACACTCCAGGCCCGAAGGAAGCGGCAGCGCTTCAGCTTTTGGCTGAAAAGGTCCTACAACCCGCTCGTGACGTACTGGGGCCCATTGAAGTGACAAGCGGCTTCCGCAACGTATCGGTCAACACCCTGGTGCACGGCGCACGCAACTCACACCACCTCAAAGGCATGGCCGCCGACCTCCAGATGCCGGATGGTAATCACAAGCGACTTTTTGACTATATTCGTACCCACCTGGTGTACACTCAACTGATCTGGGAATTTGGATCACTTGATCAACCGCAATGGGTGCATGTGAGCTATGATCCAGCCGACCTCAAAATGCAAGTGCTTCGCGCTATTACTTACGGTAAGCGCGTTAAGTACCTGGAGTTGTAAGCCCCAGGAAATCCTGACCGAGAAGGTCATCATACGTGAGACGCAGACCGTTCACGATACCCTCAAGCTACGCGATACCCTAAGACTGGAGAACGAACGCGTCCAGGTGGAGCTGATCAAGCTCCCTGGCGAGAAGGTGTTTCTCAAGGGCACATGCAAAGGAGACACCGTTCGGGTGGTCACGAATAACGTCATCAAGGAGGTGACGCCTAAACAAAAAAGGAAGGAAGAGTGGGTCATCATGAGCGTCATCGCGTTCCTGGCCCTCGCGCTTCTCGGAGTTATATGGCGAAGATAACTACCCACCACCGCAACTCCCACACCTTTGAGGTGGGCGGAAAAAAGGCTAAGCTCTACCTATTGTCGGACATCCACTGGGACAATCCTCATTGCGATCGCAGAGCGCTCAAAAAGCACCTGGATCTGGCCAAAGAGGAGGGCGCCAAGGTGATGATCAACGGTGACTTCTTCTGCCTGATGCAGGGGAAGTACGACCCACGCCGCAGCAAGAAGGACATCCGGCCAGAGCATAATAAGGTCAACTACCTCGACGCGGTGATCGAGGACGCGGTAAACTGGTTCGGTGACTATGCCGACACCATTGTGTTCATTGCTTACGGAAACCACGAGACCGCAATCATCAAAAACGTCGAGACAGATCCCCTCCAGCGTTTCGTTGACCTGTTCAACTACACGTACAAACCAGAGCAGCCAATCGTGACGGGTGGGTATGGTGGATGGCTGACTTTGCAGTTCAGGGCGTCAACAAGCGACAAAAGCTACAAAATCCACTACTACCACGGATCGGGTGGAGGCGGACCTGTGACGCGCGGTGTGATCCAGAACCAGCGGAAGATGGCTGACGTTGACGGAGCAGACTGTATCTGGATGGGTCACGTTCACGAGTTGTACGCCATGTATCAGAGCAAAGCGGGGCTGGATTCTCGACGTATGCCGATTCTCAAAGATGTGCTGCACGCCCGCACGGGAACATACAAAGATGAATACGGTGACGGTGCCTTTGGATGGCACGTCGAACGAGGTGCTCCGGCTAAATCTTTGGGGTGCATTACGTTGGACTTTTACTACCGCTACACCCACGGTTCGGCAGTTTTGGATGTTTTTCCGCAAATTTTGACCGAAAACAATTACCACAGGTAAACAAAATTGACATAGCTTGCGAGGGTCTAACCTAAAACCTTTTGCTATGTCAGACAAGTTTATCCGCTGGATCGATAAGAAGGGAGTCCCAATCATGGGCTTCATTGTTATCACACTGCTCGCCATCCTGGCAGCCGTGACTATTTATCGTATGATCTTTAATTTCACTGCACTATGAAAACCGCAACCATCCAACACGCAACTGGTGACGGCACCTGGGAGAGCCCTTACGGACTTATGTACTCCTATGAGCTGCACCTCAGCAATGGTGACCACATCAAAGTGAACGCTAAGAAGCCCAACGCCTTCAATCAAGGCCAGAGCATCAACTATGAGCTCACGGGAAAAACAGATCGCAATCAGACGCCCCTGGCTAAAATCGTGACTGACTTCCAGCGCCCACAGGGTGGTGGGTATAGTGCACCAGCTCCCGCAAATAACGCGGGAGGTAAAGACCGCAGCATCCTGATCCAGGTGGCCTTCAAAATGGCTATGGATCGCATCAACGCGGACCCAACCAAGAACCTCCAGGAGGTGTACACAATCGCGAAGTATTTGTACGATGAACTCAAGCAAGCACATGAGCAATTTTGAGACACCAATGGCACAAGAGCTTGAGGTCTACATTGAAGGCCAGCTCTCACTGGTTCGTTCCAAGATGGAAGGAGCCGATCCCATGGAAGCATCAGATCTGTGGGGACAGATGAAGCAGCTCCAGAAGCTGAAGACGTGGTTGCATTACTGGGAAGGCTTAAACAAAAAGCGATGACCGAGAGCTGGAACCTTGGCGAACTCAACCTGGAGGATGAGTTGGTCGTTGAATTTCAACGTGAGTGCGATGAAGATGGATGTCGGATCATTGTCGACCGGATCACACTCTTTATCGGCGGTCACGCGGTGAATATGCCGAGTAAGTTGTACAACCGTGTTTACACGCTGGCTCATGAGTACGCGTGTGACATTGATCCTTTTGACTTATGAACGTAAAACAAAAAGGCAACCGATTTGAGCAAGCCGTGGCGCGTAAGCTGCGGCAGCTCTTCCCTAATGTTCGCACCGCTCGCGAGTGCAACAAATGGCTGGACGCCCAGGGAGTGGACTTCGTTGAGACCTATCCCTTCCAGATCCAAGCAAAGCACGTAGAACGCGGGCTTGATCCACACGCAGTGCTGGAGAAGATGCCTCAAACGGACTACATGTACAACGTACTTCTCTGGAAGAAGAACCGCAAAGCGACCCTGGTGGTGATGACTATTGAGGACGCTGAGGAAATTGCCTGGATGCTTAAACGAGAGCGAGCATTATGAGCGAGGTAGTACGAAAACCACTTAGGTTCCGCTTCTTCTACCGTTACGATGACGGACGTGAAGTGGATGTCGACCTGGAGTTCCGACTCAACAAAGACGCCGAAGCATGGGCACGCAACGAGTTCAACGGCTTAACCTACCTACGTCATGAACGTGTGGTTGAAAAGCATTGAGCGAGCAGAGGCCAAGGGCCTGAATATGAACAACGAGCGCCGAGCTTATGTGACCCAGGTCCGTGAGCTCGAGCAGCTCAGACACGAAGCGGAACTTCTTCGGAAGATGACCCTCTTCTTCACCCGACTGTACTCTCACCCGTTGTACTTTGCATTGATCCGTGAAAAGGACTTTGCACAGATTTTGGATGAATTTAGTCATAGGGAGTTTGATGTATCAAGATGGAACGAATTTTTTAACAGATGGAAGCAATCGACGGATTAACCGACCCATACGCTGCCGCCCTATGGATGGAGCAGCAACTCAAAGACATGAACGGCTTTTATCGCAAAGGCCGTTTTTTTGTCGCCTCTGGTAACCAATACGAAGAGTACAGTTCCAAAGAGCTGCACAACATCATCTTCGACCTTCTAAAAAGCAAGGGCTCAGATGTCAAAGCGAAGTACATTTTAGATTACCTGGCACGCAAGCTGGAGAACAACGAGGATAACTTTGAAATTATACCGTTTTCCAACGGGTACACGGATCAACAAGGGCTTTTTATCAGCTCACCAAAGTACCGTATTGAATATAAGCAGACCGACGTCATACCACATGAGTACGACATCCTCGCAGTACCAGAAAAATGGCTCAAGTTTTTGGATGATGTGTTCGATGGTGATGATGACAAGGATCAGAAGATAGCAGTGATCCAGGAGTGGTTCGGCTATTGTATGGACCGCAGCCTGAATCTACACAAGGCCCTGGTGTTGTATGGTGATGGTGGCAACGGGAAGAGCGTCATCTTGGACGTTCTCGCGGCTATCTTCCCACACATCACACGCTTGGAGTGGCATGAGCTCAATGAGCAGCGCAACCTGGAACGCCTGGTAGGATCCTGGGTGAACATTGCCACGGAAATCAGCTACAAAGACAATACAGGCACAACAGGCTTCAAAAAGGCCATCGCGGGTGAAGCGATGACGGCCAACCCGAAATACAAGCAGCCCTTCGACTTCAAGCCTCACGCCAAGTTCGCCTTCGCTACAAATGGTCTGCCCATGGTGGATGACATCAGCAACGGCGTATTCAGACGTTTGATGGTGATCAACCTGAACAACTCGTTCGTGGGTAAAGAGGACTGGTCATTAACCAGTAAGCTGATCAAGGAAATGCCGGGGATCCTGGTGTGGGCAAACATAGGTCTCCAACGCCTCCGCAAGAATCACAAGTTCACCGAAGTACCGAGTAATTTGCTGGAGCTGGCTGAGTACCGCAGAGCCATCAACTCGCTTCAGAGCTTTTATGATGAGGAGCTGGAAATGTACGAAGGGCAGACTTTGAGCTTCTCCGAGTTCTATCGTAAGTACACAAGTTATTGCCACGAGACCAGCAACCGACCCTTCGCAAGGAATAAGGTGCGATCAGTGGTTAATCAGTTAGGGCTTAAACTATCAGTATATACTGGTACAGATAACATCCGCATGGTCAAGGCGTTAGCACACATCAACAATGGTAGGTCATCCTTCTAACAATTAATTACTCACAACTACTTATACAAAAGTACATATATACAATAGAGGTATAGTGTATAGCGAGTTTGTAAAAAAGTAGTTAATTAATGAATTATGCCTAATTATTTGAAACCAAAACACAGGAAGCAGAGGATCACAGAGACCAATCCACTGTACGCATCCAAGCGATGGCGCAAATACCGAGAGGCCATCCTGATGAGGAGAGGACCGAGGTGTGAGGTCTGTGGTCATGTGCCACTATTCGAACGTGAGATCCATGTGGATCACATCAAGCCAATCGCAGACGGTGGTGAGATTTATGATGAGACCAACTTACAACTCTTGTGCATCCAATGTCACGGCAAAAAGACTGCACAGGAACGGGGGTGGGGTCGCATCTTGAAACCAGACCAAGGGAATT